CCCCTCGCCCGTGCCCCCTAAAACAGAGTACACGTTTGTGTTGTACTCTGGTCGGTTACATTCCGTGCCACTGCATCCGGTTCATCTCCGCACCACGCCATGCAGTACACGGTTGGAGCACGTCACACCAAAATGGGGTCTACCCTGCATCAAGGGTAGACCCCAACAGCCTGAGCCAAAGGAAGCGAAAGGAATACCTCTGGCATGTCTATTCTAGCATAATATCGTCCAGCTGGCTATCCACATTTTTCATTCGATAGCCCCTGTACATTACGCGTTCGATAAGTACTGCTTCGCATCGCTGCGCGTTCACCAGATAGGCCAGTCCCGCCGCGCTTACGTACATGAACTCGACCTTAACAATCCTACCCTTGTTTTGGCAAAGGATACGTACCGTCCAGTATCGCTCACCTTGCTCTGGAAATGTTGTGTTCAGTGCGTCCTTGATGAAACTGAACTCCGCCTGCGGGTCCATTACAATCCCTCCAGCGGCGTTGCGGGCAGTGAGCAGACGATAACGTTCCTGCTGAGGTTGCACTGGGCCAGTTCGTGCTTGTCTCCCGGGTACTGCTGAATCTTACGCTGTACGTAGGAGACCGCTTGCTCGTGCGTCGGGAACGCCTTGACCAAGTCCCCGTTGCGGTAGTACTCGTAGTGTATGGAATTCCTTACAACCATGCTGTTCTCCAAAGAAGATATCCCACGAGGATGCAGATAAGCACCATGAAGATGGCAGCGATGCCGCACGTGTCCGCTACAAAGCGTTGATGTGTACGCAATTCGTCCTGCACTGAGTCCAAACGCCGCTGCGTCTCGCACAGCTTGTGGTTCAAATCGTCGATGCGGCGGAGGTTGTCGATTGGCGTGCACGTCACAATCTCCTCGCGTACGCCATTGGACAATCCTTCGGATATAATCTGCACGTTACGCATCGGTGACCTCCCCGCCCATTTGCACGACTCGGAATCCTACCTCATACCCGTCTACGTAATACGTCACGTCTACGTCCGCTCCGTCTGCACGAATCAGGAACCCGTCCTTCTCGTCGACGCGATGCAGGAAGTTGTCGATGCGCAGGCCGCCGCTCAGTCGGTACATGGTCCCTGCCATAGATACGAACATGCGTTTCATGGTGCTCCCTTCTAGTGACTACAACACCACTTATATACTACTTGTTTTCAAGCAGACTGTCAAGTCGTTCCAGAATCTTCTTATTCGTCTCCAGCAATTCCTGAATGGCCGCAGCTAGGTACTTCACATGGTCGTGGGTCGTGAACCGCATATTGCGTCCAGTTGGGTCCTCTGTGGAGTCCAGCGCATTGATGATATGCGGCAGCTGAATTGCGTCCATGCCATAGAGTCTATCACGGGCCTTGACACCGTTGATTTCAAAGTTCCAGATATCCTCGACGTTCATCTCGTACCTCCAATAGCCCTTCCAGTTGTAGATGTTGATATTTGCAGCCCTAATCTCGTTGCCGGTTTGGTCCCCAGGCTTACCGCCATAGATGTTCCCGTTTTCGTCAATACAGGCTTCCACCATGCGGACACCGCTTGTGGCCATAGCCGTATGTCCCGTTTTCCACAGGATATCGCCGCGTCCCACGCCGTCGGTGCCCGCATGCCATATCCATCCGTTCGCTTCCAGCTTCCCCTTCATGGTACGTGTGCTGAAGCTCGGGAGCTTCCACGGAAAGCCCATCTTGATACAGGCCATATACACGACGCTGGAGCAGTCGTAATCCACGCCCCCGTCGCGTGCCGCCTGATTGTATCCGTGTCTAGGGTCTGCCGCTAGGTCCTCGAACCATTTCACACCGGCTTCAACATCAATCGTCATCTTCTCCACCTCCAACGTCGAAAAGCTGGAACAGCGTCGAGTTCTGCAATTCGGGGTTTATGATGGCGACGTTCTCGCAAATGCTCACGACCTCTGTCAGGCAGATGTACACGGATACCGCAGGTACCAGCGGCACGGTGAACCCTAAGTCAATATAGCCCATGGCATACTCGCATGCGTACGCCAGCATCAGCATGATGATGAAGCCCATCTTGTTGCCCAGCCCCTTCCTGAGCTTGGTGCTGTTGAGCGCCTTCTGGCTCCAACCCTTTACGAGTCCCGAGAGAACGTCGAGGGCCATGAAGGCGAATACGATGAGTGGGACCTGATAGTCCATGTCAGACCTCCTAGAGTCCGATGTATTCCAGAACCTCCGTGAAGAACTCACGGTTGCGGGGCGTGTCGAACAAAACAGACCCCTGCATGTACGCTCGTTTCACCCCCTTCATTATCGCGCTGCTCTTCTCCAGCATGAGCAGGTTCGGCAGCATATCGTCCTTAGTGAGGACATAGCACAGGCCGTCCTTGGGGTACTTGCCGCACACAAAGTATAGTCCCCTACCCCAGTCGGCCCATATGCCCACGGTCCTGCCGTCGAACCGGATGGAGAACCTGAACACGGCTTCGGTTGTCTTCTTCGCGATGAACTTGTCCGTCATGTCCCTGAACGAGTTGCTTACCGCGTAGTCGTAGTAAGACGTGCCCTTGATGAACTGTCCGAATCTCGTCGCGTCGACCCTGCGCCTGTACAGCTCGCTGTCGATGTACTCGCATTGGATGAAGCCGCCCCGCACGCTGGTGAACCTCTTGCCCTTGCGCGGGCTGATGCGCCAGTCGATGAAGTAGGGGTTCACGATGGAGACCGCGTTCGCCATGAGCATGACGCGCACGCGGTCCTGAAAGCGGTCAACGGTGTTGTAGAAGTCGAGGAACTGCTTGGTTTCGTTCTGGAGGTAGTGCAGGTTGCCCTTGTCGATGATGAACTCGTCCATTCCTATCCAGTCCACGTCCGGGTACGGAACGGACTTCTTGGTGAGCGCTGTGGCAAGCACGATGAAGTACCCCAGTACCCACCACTTCTCGCCCTTGTCCTTCTCGTCCCGCATCTCCCGGTGCCTGCGGATGAACATGCGCATGCCCTCGACCTTCAGGTCGCAATCGGGGAAGTTGTCACGAACATCGTCGAAGAACGTCTGGCGGTCCTCCAGCTCGGTCTTGTACCGGCGGACATAGATGAATTGCCGTCCCTGCGCACGGAATCCTTGGCTGGTCTTGATGTAGTGCTTGATGCGCTTGTACTTGAAGTCGTACGTCTTGCCCGTACCGCGTCCGCCGATTGCGATGTTGAACATGCCGTTCCTCGTCATGAGGTCATGGCTGTCCCAATACGCGCCGTCGCATTCCCTAATCACAGGTATCTCACCACCCACCAGTTGTCGCACTGCGTGCCGAACGAGTCGATGGGGTAGTTCTTCGAGGGGCCTGCACCCGGTCCGGGCTGCCCCCACAGATACCCATCGTCCAGCAGAACCTCGCAATGGTTCACCTCGCCGGACATGCTCGCCCAACCAATCAACACGATATCGCCGACTTGCAGACCGTCCGACCCGATGACCGAGTACGAACCCTGCTTCACGATGCGCCCTTGCTCGCGTGCCTGCTGGAGCATGTACTTGGTGCCGTTGCGGTTCACGTCGATGCCGCACACCGTCCAGAACACCCACCAGACGAACCCTGAGCAATCCGTGTATCCGCTGCTGGGAGGGTCCAGACGGCCCGCGCCCTGCGAATAGGCGAACTGCCCCTGAACGCTCCTTACCAGCTCGCAGATATCCTTCTGGGCCGCAGACCCCGCAGCCGACCCACCGCCCGAGGAGCCACCCTCGATGGGCGTCCCGTCCGCGTTGTAGCCGTTCACCCAACGACCGTTCGCGGCCTTGTGGAACGGCACGCCGCCACCGTACTGCTCGCGCCCGTACAGGTACAGGTCGTTTCCCCTCTGGATGATGTAGCCGAGAAGGGACGCAATCTGCTCGATACCGTCCGTGTCCCCCACGTTATCGTCAAAATCATCTTGCCCGAAGTCGGGCGGTTCGCTCTCCATGTCCCATGCGATGAGCCTGTTGTAAACAGTTGTGTACCTACTCCTGTACTGGCCGAAGACCGCATCGTTCAGGCAGGTTGTGTACATGAGCTGAAGGTCGGCCTGCCCGCCGCATGAGCGGATGACTCGTGTGCACTGGGCCGGGGACTGATGGTACATGGACATGCAGAATATGAGTTCTCGGGGGCGGTCGAGGGACAGCCCCCATATCTGCATCTGGTTCCAGTACGCCTGCACGTCGGCGGTCCACGTTCTCTGCTGAACAGCGTGTCCCGCTTCGGTCGCGAGGGCCGCTGACACGGTGTTACCCTCAGCGGCTGTCAGGTAGCGCGTGCTCCACCACCCGTCGCTGTGCGAGCCCTCGAGGTCCGCACGGAGGGAGTCGGCCAGTAGCGCGTACGCTTCCGCGTCCTCGTCCCGCAGGGCGAGGAACAGGTCGCGTGCACGCGAGCCGAACCATTGGAGCATGCCGCATGTGATGGGGTCACCGGTGTTCACCGACGCCCAGTTCCAGTGGCTCTCCACCTCGCCGATAACGTACATGGAGTACGAGGTCACGAGTTCGAGCGTTGCCATGCCGTCTCCCTCCTTCCGTTAGAACTGTCCCACGCGACCGCAGTCGAGGGTGGTCAAGGGCATGAAGCAGTTGCCCTTCATGTCTCCCCCGCCGACCGCGCCCACGTACTGGAGAAGGCCCTGTCCCGAGTCGTAGGCGATGCGCATGAACCCCATGCTGTTGCCCGCGTCGTTCAGGAACATGATGAAATCATCCACACGTCCCATGCACGCAGGAACGAACGCCACGGTCGTGCCCGAGGTCGTGCCCGTCTCCCATGCGGTCCACTTGCCGCCCATGCGGGCCAGCCCGTCATGGATGCAGATGTTCAGGATGCCCTCGCACCCTCCGGTCATCTCCAGATTGAGCACGCAGTCTCCGATGGGCTGGATGCCCGTGCGCACGCATTGCGCTAGGGACTGGGCCATGCGCTCGGTGCCCGCCGCGTTGGGGTGGATGTCGTTGTAGCAGAACAGCGTGTCGTTGCCGGTGAACCAGTACGTCGCGTGGTCGAGGAAAACGTACCCCCATTGGCGCGACAGCATGGCCACGTTGCTGAGGTTGTTGGTCTGGACCTCGGTCATGCGCCAGCGCGAGTCCCACAGGAACGCGGTGAACACCTTCGCGTCCGGCCAACGGTTCTTGATGGCGTCGAACGTCTGCATCACAGCGCTGTAGTTGTCTGAGCTGTCGTTGCGCCCGCCCATGACCATGACGTACTCGTACGGCCCATCGGCTGCGCGTTCTACCTGCTGTAAGAACGAGTATCGGTCCCCGGACTCCACGTACCCGCTCGCGTTCACGGACTGGTTGTCCACCACGAGACCCATGAGGTCGCCGAACTGAAGGGGGGCGGGCACGACCCGCCCCCCGGTCGGCTGGAAACCGGTCCCGTAGCTGTCCCCTATCCAAAGGACGTCTGCCACGGTGCCACCTCCTAGACCTCGAAGGCCCACGTCACGACGGCTGCGCCCACGAAATCGGCGCCGTTGCCGCCCTCGCAGGACCAGCAGATGGTGCCGTCCGTGCGCACCTGCGCGAGAATGGCCGAACCGCTGATGTGATTGTACAGTCGCATGACCTGAGCCTGCTGTGGCGGGCGGTACTGGGACTGGAGTGTGTAGTTGTACGCCTTCTGCTGGCCAGCTGTGATGGGGGAGGAGGTCTGCGCGTACAGCATGGCGATGCCGATGCCCAAGCCGGTGAAGATGAACACATCGCCGGACATGTTGGTCATGCCGGGTGCAGTGCCGGAAAGCGACTGATGGAGAACATTCGTCTTAGTGCTGAGGTTTTGCTGTACCGTGTTCACGTAGGACGGGGTCGCCGCGTCTGTGCTCGACGTGCCGTTCGTTGCCAGCCGCACGATACCCGCTTGGCTGGTGGACGCGCTGCGGGCGCTCACGGTGACGTTTCCGGTGGACTCGGAGACCCGAATGCCCGTGCCCGCCGTGATGGCGGTCACGCGGGAGCCGCTGCCACCTCCCTGCTGGGCCACGTAGTCCATGACGGCCTGCACGGACGGGACGCTGTCCGTGCCGCCGCCCGTCATGTTGCCCACCTTGTTGACCATGCCGAGGGTCGTGGAGGTGGCTTCAACGCCGGACAGCGTAAGGGTGCCGCCCTGAATGCTGCCTTGGATGCCGTTGGACGCGTTGACCACGCTCACGCCGCCCGAACCGGAGTGTGAGTCCACATAGGACTTGACGGCTGCGGCGGTGGGCACGTTGTTGCTGTTGTCTCCCACGTTGGCGGTCAGGCGGACCACGCCGACCTGTGACGTGGACGCGTTCACGCCCGCGACGTTGTACGAGTTCGCTGCGGTTGAGGTGCAGGACACGCCGTTGCTTCCGGAGAGGGACACGCTCGCGCCGCCGCCACCGGAATGGGAGTTCACGTAATCCTTGACCGCCTTCACGGTCGGGACGCACGGTTCTTCCATGATAACGGGTGCGGAGACCTCCACCTCGTCGGAGACGTACACGCCGCCGATGGTGCCGGAGCTGGCTTCCTGAAGGGAGACGGTGTATCCCGCGCTGGAAGACCCGGCCACGTTCACGCCCGCACCGGCGGTCACGGTCGTGGCACCTCCGGAGCCGCCCTGCGACTCGAGCGTGGTGATGCGGTCGGACTGCGACTTCAGTTGCAGGTCGATGGTGTCCATGCTGGAATTGTACTGGTCGAGGAGGTTGGGAACGTCCCCCGCGTCGTACTTGTCCAGCGCGTAGTTGGTTGTCTGGGACATGGGTACTCCTTTCTGTTACTCGGACGGGGCCTTGTAGTACACGACCCCGGTTGCCGTGTCCACGTACAGGTTCTTCAGCATATCGACGGTTACATTCGTCGTGGCGTTCGTCTTTCGGTCGCTCAACAGGCGAACCACGCCACTTCCCGTGACGGCCATGGTGCTGTCTGCACTGGCCGGGGATGTAGTCAGCTGCACGAGACCCTTCGCGGACGTGGACGCATCGGGGGTTACGGATATGAGCGTGCCGACACCGACCGGGGCGTTGTACAGTGCTGCCCAGTTATTTGGTTTTGACACGTCGCTGGCGTGCGCTTTCACCCAAGCGTAAACGTCATGCGTGTTGACGATATAGTTCACTCCGACCTGTCCGAGAGATGCGGCATCGTCGGACACCCTAGCGGCGGATGCCATATTAACGCCAATAGTATGACTACCATTGTCCACCGTGATTGGCGCCGTGCCCGTGTACGCCTGCTGCTCTACAGGAACTTTGGCATCTACGTAGTCCTTCACGGCCTTGACGTTGGGCACGGTCGCTGTAGTCAGACTGTCCGCATTCGCAACATCCTGCTGCTTACCTGTGACCTGAACCGCGCCGTACCCGTTCTGCGCACCGTCCGCCGAAGGGTTGGAGTACCTGATGCCAATCTTGTTTCCGCTGTATGTGACGGGGGCAGTTGCGGTGAACTTGAGGGCGTAATCTCCAAGAACTTCCGTTACGGCATCCGTCACCGCTTTGGGGGTCACACCGCCATCATCCTGCCGACCATCCCCGAGGGATGCGGAGTCGTACAGCTTCGCGATGCCCTTGGTCGTGGAGTTTGCGTCCGGTACGTCCCCTCCTGTCGAAACGCTGTCTGCAACCTCCTTTATTTTCGCGTCGATTGCGTTCACCGCCTGATTGTACGCACCCGCGAGGTCGGGCGCGTCCGTCTCGGCGTACGTCGGGAAGTTATAGTTGGGTGTGGGTGCTCCGGCCATGTTATTCCTCCATTCTGTTCGTATCCGTGTCTATCGTAGAATTCGCCACCATGCCCACGGTGGCCTGAGGGCCGCTGCCCACGGTGCCGTCCGTGAAGAACCCGTTCACGATGGTGGCGTTCGCGAGGTCTCGCGTGCCGATGGGGATGGAGTTCCCCACAGCCGGTGTGCAGAAGTAGCCGTTCAGCTTGTGCATTTCGGCCAGCGTCCCCACGTCCACCGACCTGTCCTTCGGCTTCTTCCAGAAGACGTCGTGCGGGACGTATTCCTCCCCTATGAGCCACCAGCCGTACACGGCGAGCCCTCGGGCAGTGAGACCGCATTGGGCCAGCTGCTCGCAGTTCAATCCGGCGGATGCGAGCTCGTCGCATCTGATGGCGTGGATTGCCAGCCAGTTGAACATGTTGCGGTCCGTGACCTTGGTGGGGTTGTACCGACCCTGCGTCGGGTCCCATGAGGTGCCGTCGGAGCCGATGCGGCGAATCATCGCCACAAGCTCGTTGTACAGGTCGGTCAGCTCGGCCTTGGTACGCGCGTCCTGATTGGCCTGCGACTGCTGGAATCTCGTCCACAGCTCGTTGAGCGCGGATTGGTCCACCATGTTCTCGTCAAGGACCTTCAGGCACCCGAAGATGCGTGCTATCTGCTGCGCGATGGATACCGACTCGTCGTACACGAGGGGGACGGTCTTCTGGAACGGAGTGCCGAAGTAATTGAAGCATCCCATAGCTTTCACCTCCTTACAGGAAGTTCGCATAGTCCGTGTAGATGCCCATGAACAGCCCGTCAAGCTCATGTATGACCATGAGGTCCACGTTCATGAAGGTCTGCCGCCACTGTATGAGCGCCTGCGAACTAGTGATGCCGTTGAGTCCGCTCACCGTGGTTATGTAGTCCTCCGTGGAGTTGGACCGGTTGCTGCCGGTGCTGCTCACGTCGGAGTCAGCGGTACCGGTCTGCGTGCCCTCGTTATGGGACGTGCCGGTGTTCCGCGTGTCCGTGATGTTCGACGCGTAGTCCTCGCGACCGCTCAGCTGCATCTGCGGCGTCGTGGAGACCAGCGTCCGCGCGTTGCTCACGTTCGATGCGTCGGACGTGCTCGTGCTCTCCGAGTTGGATGTGCTCTTCTGGTCGCTCTCGGACGTTCCCGCCATGTTCGAGTGCGAGGTTCCCTGCGTGCGCATGTCGCTGTTGATGAAGGGGTCGTGCTGCAGCGCCCGCAGGTTCGACTCGTAGAGGAGGTTGTAGTAGGGCATGACCTCGTTCATGCGCCGGTTGAGGAAACGCTTGAACAGCTCCGGGGTCTCCTGCCCTATCTCCCTGTAATAGAAGTGCTCGACAATCTTTGTGTTCAGGCCGCGTCGGTACTCCTCGTCGAATATGGGATAATCGTCCAATCCGATATCGAACCCGTTCTCGACCAGCGTGCCCAGCTCGACGGTGAACACCGCTCCCCTGTGCCAGCCGCCGAAGTCCTCGGTGCAGGTATCACACATCGGGCACCTTCCCTTCCCCGCTGCCGTCTGCGGCGCAATCGTCCCTCGGGTTGCCCTCCACGCCGGGTACGGCTGCGAGGTACGCCCAGTTCTTCGAGCTGATATCGCGGTTGAGGTCGCACCACACCTGAAGGCCGTAATCCGCGTACTTCAGGTTAATCTGCCTGCACGCTTCGCGACGGCAGTTCAGGCGCACGAGACGCATCGCTTCGACCTGCCCGTCGTTCGCTTCAACCTCTGCGGCCTGCACGCGCGAGGACTTGGAGATGTTCGCGTTGTCGATGCCGAAGTAGGTCATGACCTCGTTCCAAATCTGGAGCTTGGACTGCAAGAGGTCGTTCACCATGTACGGCACGTTCGCGCTGAGATACTGGATGGCCTTGGGGTCGTACACGCCCTCCGCCGCCACGACGCACGGTTCGTTGCCGTACTGCTGCTTCAGGAGGTTCTGGTACGTAAGGCGCTGCTCCTCGGGCACGACAGCGATGACGGGCATCTTCTGAGCCGCGAGGTTCGTGTCCACCGTGCGGTCGATATCCGTGAGACGGCGGGCGTACAGGTTGATAGCGTCCACGTCGGGTCGGCGCAGGTAGTTGTTCCAGATGGGCACGCATTCCGTGGACTTCAGCGAGCGGTGGAAATCGCCCGCGCCGTACACCTCGTAACCGAGAGGGTTGTTGTACATGTTCACACGACCGGAGGGCGAGCCGTTCAGGGAGAAGAAGGCATCGTACTCCTCATCGTGGAAGAACACGGACAGTCCCCTGTTGAACAGGCTCATCTCCAAGAACCGCTTGTCAATCTCGGACGGGAGTCCCTGCCAGACGTAGATGGACATGGCCATCTGCTCCAGCATCTCATAGTACATGCGGAACGTTGCGTTGTTCATCTCTGCGGACTGCCAGCGCTTCGGGCGCGGGCGGGTCCGGCACTTGCGCTTTCCCATCAGTATCTCACCCCCGGCAGCGGTTCGTTCTCCGTCAAGTCGACAGTATACATCTTGTTAGGGTCGTTCCATACCGTGACGCCCTTCTCGAAGATGCCGCGTATCGTCTCCCTGAAAAGCTCGGGAATCTGGTCCCCTCCGAGGGAGACCGCCTGCATCTTCCAGTACGTGAAGGTCTCGCAGCATCGCAGGTCCCCGGGAGGCACGAGCCATCGGTTCACGTAGTACCCGTAGCGGAGCCAGTAGTCCCCTATCTGGCGCATGTAGTTGCGCTTCACGCGCTTCCATTTAATCAAGATGCCTGTGTATCCGTTCGCCATGTTGAACATCTCTCCGCCCAGCTGGCCCGAGGTCGAGGGCTGCGTGACTATGGCGTCCTGCACCTTGGCCTGAATGCCCTGGATGGCGTTCTGGTAGTCGCCCTGAGCGGCGAACGTGGCGAGGTCGTTGTTCGTGTCGCGCACCGTGGCGTTGTACTGGTTGCTGTTCACCTGCTGCTGGGCCATGGCCTGCACCGCCGCCGCCGAGTTCGCCTTGATTGTCTCTGCGGAGAGGTTCGCGTTGGCCGTTCCGGACCCCGCCGAACCCACGAGCGAGGACACGCCGCCGATGACGGCGCCCGCGAGCGCTCCGCCCGCGATACCGACCGGGCCTGCGGCCGCGCCCGTGGCCCCTCCCACACCGGCGCCCGTGAGACCGCCCGCGACGATGCCGCCGAGGGTGGAGATGGCGTTGCCCGAGATGGTGTTGACGTTCGACTCGGTAGCCTGCGCCGCGTTGTTGGCCGCGACCGCTTGGTTTGCCGCTATCTGCGCGTTGCTGTTGAGCGCGTCCCGCGTCATACCCGCCGTGGCCTGATTGTAGGCCGTGGACGCAGCTGCAAGCGCCTTCTGCTGCGACCAGTCCGCAGACGCGTACCCCCACGCACGCTGGTGCGTCGTACTGGCCAGATAGTACTGGTACATGTCGTTCACGAGCGCGACCTGCGGGAAGCCGGAGATGGTGAGCGCCATGTCAAGACCCTCGCCAGCCGCTATGTGCCCCAGTGCGGAGTTGCTGCCCGTGGGCGTGTACCACGTGTAGTCGACGCCACCGTCCTCGTAGGCCGCGTTATAGCGGTCGAAGAACGCGACGATGCGAATATCAGGCGGCATGATGCACGCTTTGGTGTGGATGGTCGCGGACCCCTCGTCGTTCACGTAGAAGCACTCTGGCTTCACGTCCAGCACGGCACCGTTCTGGTATGTCATCTCCATACGTGTGTACGGTGTGGTGAAGAACTTGTGCAGGTTCTTGTACCTCGGGTCGATGGCGAACTTCTCACGCACGTTCGTGATGGTGAAGTCCTCGTCGGGGATGGCGAAATCGTCAATCTCGTACAGCGTCGCGCCCTCCACGCTGAACGACTCGCCTAGAGTCACGTACTTGGCCGGGACGTACGTGATGAGCGAGATGCACTGGGATACCCACGGGGCGTCCTGAAGCGCGGTCATGAGCGCGGGCAGGTTCCAGCACGCATACATCTCGCAGCCCATGGAGATGCCGTTCACGGTCGTGCCGCGTGCGGTCGTGAGGTTGGGCGCGGAGGACGTGCCGAACGACGAGCGCAGCGTCGCGGAGGACATGACCAGCGCGACCATGTTCTCGGACGCGTCTTGGAAATTGATGTACTCCTGATGGACGATATCGTACTCGTCTCCGTACTGAAGCCCCTCTGGGTCGCTGAGGTAGTCGCTGATGTTATCGGGGTTGCTGTTCTCGTTCGCGATGGCGATGTGCCCTCGGTTCACGTAGCACATGTTGAAGACGGCATGGTCGTAGTACGATTGCCATACGTCCAGCTGCACGTCCAGCTCGGTGGTGTTCGGCGCGATGTAGCGGGCGCGGTTCACAAAGTAATAGAACACGTCGGGCTGACGCGTCTGGACGAACGGATGGACGGGCTGCATCTGGTTGCGTACGACACAGTAGTTGCAGTGCTGGACCATATCGAACGGAATGTTCACGCGTATGGGTTCCCCTTGGCGCAGGTACACGAGTCCCTTCAGGGTCACGGAGTAACCGGAAGAAAAACGGGACTCGAAATAAGAGTCCCGTTCTTCCTGAGAGGGGAATCGCACAATGTCGCGATATGCCGAGTCCCACGGCACCGTGCAAAGGTTGACCTGCGTGTTGGGGGTCCATACGGAATAGTTGAAGTTCGTGTGGTAGTCGTAGATGTTATCTGCGGTACCGGGGAACTCGGGTTCGCGCATGGCTCCCTCCTAACTTAGCCTGCGGAATAGGCTTCGCCGATGCCGATGACGAGCGTACCGGACTTGTAGGTCTGGCCGGACATGGGCTTGGTCGGGTCGACGTACGTCGAGGTCGCGGTGACGGTGACGTTCTTCGCGGTCTCCCACGGGTCGATGTGCAACCAACCCTCGGCGTCGATGAACGTGTTCGGCTGCAAGGTAACACCAGCAGACTCACCGGTGTTGTTCGCGGTGATTGCCCACGTCACGCCCTGCGGGACGCTGTAGCCGTCGGTCTCGGGGGACACGTTGCCCGCCACGGTCGCGACGAGCTGGACCTTGCCGCCGGCTTCCGCGAAGGTGGGCTTGGTACCGTTCTCCGGGGTCGCATAGTCGACGGTCACGCCAGTCGTGGTGATTGTGGGCACGGTCTCACTCGTTCCGGTCTCGGTGGTGAACAGGATGGCGTTGACGAACTTGGACACGCTGTACACGCCATGGTGGTGGATGAAGTAGTTCCAGCTGAGCTGCTTCGGGTTGCGGATGGACTCGGTGGTCACGAGCGTGTCCGCGCACATGAAGAAGTCTCGGTCGGTGAGGATGGCCTGAGCGCCGTCGATACCGAGGGTGTCGACCTCGATGATGTGTAGCGGCACGTCCGCAGCGGAGACATTGAACGCGAAGGCGATGACGTTCACGTCCAGCATCGCGGTGAAGTCGGGCGTGCAGAACAGGTACAGCTCGGTGCGGTTGGACGCGGTCGGCACGTGCATGGGGTTGTACAGGCCGGACAGGAAACGCAGCTTGGACGCGTACGCGCGAACGGCTTCCGTGATGGCCATGGCCGTGTCTTGCTTCTCCTCGCGCGTGGACGCAGTCGCGATATCGGGCACCTGCACGCGATAGAAGCCGTCCTTGCGGTCGTACTCCACGAACAGGTTGCGCATGATAAGGTACTCGTCCCAAGAGTCGGACGTGTACGGGGTCTCCATGAGCGAGGAAACCATGGTGGACAGGCCGTTGGAGGACACGAACGCACGCTGAAGCATACGGTCGTTAATCGTGATGGGGTAGTAGTTCTGGCGGTTGATGCGATGGAAGTTGACCATCACGTCGGGCGTGTTGCACTTGAACACGTCCTCGTAGCACACGTTGGGGTCATAGGAGCGGCCCTGAATAAGGGTCGTGGCAATCTCCTCGATGGTGTCGCCGTAGGCCAGCATGCCGCGCTTGAACGGCGCGAGGGGGTTCTGCCAGCTCTTGGTCTTGAACACGACCTCGCCGATACGGTTCACCAGCGTGTCGATGAACTCGTTCATCTGGGGCCTGTTCGAGGTCAAAGCCTGAACGGTCTCAGTGATATCTCCCTGCGTCACGGCGGGGATGCGCTGCTGGTACGCGAACGACGCGTCGGTGCGGATGGCGTTGAGGATATCCGCGTTGGTGGCGTCGAGCGTAAGAAGCTCGGTTCCGGACATTTACATACCTCCTTGGTTCATTGGTTTGAAGAGGTCGGAGATGTGGATGACCTCCCCGTCCTCGGTCGTTGCGTCCACGGTGGCGCCCGAGTCGCTGGGCAGCTGCATGAGCAGGTCGTAGTTGCGGGCCTTCAGGGAGTTAATCTCCTCCATCTGGCTCGCGACCCTGCCGCTCAGCTCCTCGGTCCTCGCACGGCTCGCTTCCTCCAGCTCGCTGAAGCGCGTATCGTACGCGTCCAGCTCGCTGATTAGCGCGTCGCGCTGGTCCTCGGGGGCGTTCTCCGTGAACCATGTTCGCAGGTCTGGCATTTCGTCTCCTTCCGCTTAGAAAAAGAAACGGGGTCCGTCGGTGCCGCCGATGGGCGGACCTTCGGACCCCATAGGTTCAGTGACCGTCCCGCGCCCCGTGCCGTGCGGTTTCCACACCGCTCTTCGGTGCCGGGCGGTAGCCAGCCGGGAGTCCCCGGTCCACCGTGGTCGGCCAGACGGGCCGGGCATCACTGATATCATTCTACCACGTCCAGCTTCTCCGGGGCGCGTAGAGGGTCGAATCCCTCATTAAGATATTTGTCGATAACATCTGCGATGGCGACTCGGACGATGTAAGAGATGGGCATGCCGCACATATCGGAAATCTCCCGAAGAATCTCGTACTGGTCATCCGTGAACCGCACTGAGCGCTCAACCATGGAATCACCTCCCTAGAGAATCGTGAAGGGGCCGGGCTTCAGGACTATGCCGCCCGGAACATGCACGGGGCGCAGCTTGCCGTTGACCGTGAAGCCCTTCTTGAACGACGCGAACGATACGTATTTCTTCAGGTCTTGGGGCATACCCGCGCACTTCACATCGTCGTGGATGGGAACGGGCACCATTTTATAGATGCCGTCCACGCTCTCCCCTACGCGGACGATGCGCTCCATATAGGTCTTGGCGCGCAGGTACTTCGCCTTGCAGAAATCCGACTCGTGCTTCCACATGCCCAGCTTGGTGGGGTGGACCTCGATGCCCTTGACCGGCTCGCACCCCAGCACGTGCAGGGAATCCGTGTCCGCGTACATGAAGCGGTCGAAGACTGCCTGTGCGGACGTGATTGTCTTGTACCGTGCCCATGCCGTGACGAAACACCCGAGCGGGGTGTACACGGGGTCGCGCTCCTCGTGCTCGCCCATGCGGTAGCCCACGGACCCGTCCGGCTTCAGGTAGGCGAGCTTAGGGGTCACGTCGGGGTTCGTCGCGAACTTGCCGTACAGCGAGTTCAGCATGAGCTTGGCGAGCTGGCGCATGCCGCCCGTCGTGGTCTCCTTGATGTGCATCCAGTGGTCGATATACGCCTTGAACAGGCCCTTCTCCTGCCTGAACATATATCCCCCGTCCCACGTGCGGACCTCCGCGTCGTAGTGCTTCAGGAATATCTCGAGGTCGACGTTCGTCATGTGGAGCTGCACGGGTTCTGTGCACTCCCTAAGGTATTCGGTCTCATGGAATCTGGGGTTGTTCTTCAGCTGAACGGTGGGAAGGTGGTCGGGGCGTAGCCTGAACGTGCATGTAAGCCGTTGGATATAGAGGGGATATCGGCGGGCGTCGGGATGGTCGCCACGATACTTCCCGGCGAAAGGGACAGGGTTGCCGACGGGAAGGGGCCTGTAGTACATGACTGATGGATAGAGGGAATTGACGTCGTAAACGGACCCCCATCCGACCTCCATGGACTCGTGGTCTCCGGTGGATTGAAATTTAGGATTGACATAGGTGTAACCTCCCTTGTACGCCTTGCGGATATCCGCGTCCAGCGCGATATCGAGCACGGGAAAGTACGACTTCCACGCGGGGCCTATCAGGTCCTTGTACCAATGCAGGGCATCGCTGCCCATGGTGAGGTTCGTCAGGCCCTCGCGGAACTGGTGGTCGAGCGCCATGGAGACAATGCGCACGTCGTTCTTGATGTACGCGTCCTCCTCTGGGGTGAGCAGGTGCCCGGGGGCACGGTACGCCGTGTAGTCGATATGCAGCTTGGAGATGGGGAGTTTGAAGGCTTTCGCCACAGCCGCCACGGGCATGGGGAGCTTCTTCAGGGAGTCCTTGAACACGGCCTGCTTCACCTTCTTCCGTGGCTTCTTCTCGTACGTCGCTTTTATCTGATAGAACTTGCCCATGCCGGATATGAGCGTCGAGTACGTCCCCGTGCGGGGCTTGTCGCTGTACTCGTAGCCATGCGTCATGAGCCAATGCAATATGAACTCCCCGTCGAACGCTAGGTTGTGAAACCAATACGTGCCGGGGTTCTCGGCGGTGAACTCCATGAACGAATCGAGCGTGTTCCCCGTCACGGTATCCTCGGGTTTGCCCACGGGGCACGCGCACCACGCCCACACTCGGCAATCGGCGGGGTTCGTGGTGGTCTCGAAATCCGCCGCCCACTCCATAGCCTAGCGCCGCCGTCCCTTCCGCTTCAGGTACTTCCGCTTCATCTTGGAAACGCCCTGCTGGGCGCGTCTGGCAAGCGAGCGGACGGCTGCGACGGCCGTGGAATCGGACGAGCGCGGGGCGAAGGGGTCCAGCTCGGCGAGCCACGAGGGGCCGTATTCCACCACGGCGCTCTCGGCGAACTCGATATCGGCCAGCAACGAGTCCATGATGCCCTGCTCCTCGATGGCTTCATATGCGGGGAGGGCCTTCGACACATGCATGTAGTAGTCGTTGTAGATGGACTGGAAGTCCGTGTACTTCAGGAGAAGGAACAGCTGGGAATCGCTCAGCCCCTCCAACCGCGCCGCGAGCTTCTTGTCGTTGAAGGCATACGCGGTATCTTTCTGAACCTCGCGCATGCGCTCCACGTACTCGCTTGCGTAGCCGGGTCGCATCTGGCGTTCCATCTGCCTGATGATGCGCTCCGCCTGCGCGTTGGTCTTCAGCGCGTCGACGGCTATGCGCCTGCCCCTGTTCATGCGGTCGGCATAGGCCTTCTCCTGCATCAGGTACTCGTGCAACGTCACGTCCGAGGGCCTGCCGCCCGTGATGTAGGGGCGCTGGGCGGACTCGAAGAGCTGGGCGCGATAGTCCGCGTTCCATCGGGCCAGCGTGTGCTCCATACGGCGCACGAGGTCGGCCCGTATCGGGGTGCCCTCGTAACCGGCCACGTAGTCCGCGCTGTTGAACTTCTCCAAGCGCTTCAGGTACTTCCGCGCCGTGCGCTCGTCGGTGAGGTCCTGCGGCCGCTTGGGGAATATGCCGCCCGTGACCATGCCGTCTGCCTTCAGGTCGGAATCATGGGAGTACGCGCGGACCTCCTCGGAAAGAACCCGCTTCAGAAGCTCCTCGGATGTTCGCTTGGGTTTCCTGCGCGCCATGCTCCACCTCCTAAGATGAAAACGGGGAGGGGTTCGCGACCCCTCCCCTCGTACCGCTCCGATTGCGGGTCTTACGCCCGCTTAAGGCTCATGAACTTGTAGCCGTTGCGTCCGGTCTTCTTGACCACGGTGAAGTCGATTGCAGGGGTCCAAGGGGGCATGCCCACGATGGCGAAGAGGTTGCGCATGCTCGTCTCGATGCCGGAGGACACGCATCCGTACGCCTTGCCGTCAGGGGTCACGAGGACGATGCGGTTGCGGCGCTGGACCTCGCCGGTGCGCTCGTCGGTCATCTCGACGGGCTGGAGGATAACGTCCTGAACGCTGATGGTCTGATTGACCATATCGTCAAGGGACTCGGAGTCGGAAACCGCGTCGTAGAGGTCGAGCATCTGCTCACGGGTCTCGGCATGGATGGAGGACCACACGCCGCCGAGGATGGAGACGGGCGCGTCGGTGGGGTTCGTGGTGGTGAGTTCGGTGTTCTCTGCCATGGTAAACGCTCCTTAGAGTCTGGGGTGTGCTAGTACAGCGGGGTCTCTCGCTCGGGGTTATCATCCTCGAATGCGGGGTCGGGGTCCGCGACGGGGGTCGCAAGCTCCTTGAACTTGTCGAAGGTCATCGTATACAAGGTGGAGACCTCCTCGACGGAGACCGCCGCGAAACTGGGGTCGGTCTTGCGCACGAGGGTTTGCGCGGACTTCAGGCCGACCTTGCGGTCAATCTTGTAGTCAGCCTGCACGGGCTGGCCGTCACGGATGGTGAAACCGTGGACGATGGTGTCGGTGAAACGTTTCTGTACGTAGTTGCGTGCCATGATAGGCTCCTTTCTGTCGTGCTCCTATCGGAGCGGTACAACAATTATATTAGGGGATGGGGTCGGGG